TGTTTGCCGGTCACGATGTTCGGCCGGCGAGTCATGTGCCACAGTTTCGACTTCGCGCGGTGCCGAATCATGGCCGGGTGGCTCGTCGTGCTGAAATACGGCTTGCCGGTGGCCTTGAACAGCGAGGCCACGAATTCGCTCACCCGGTTGCCGATGCCTACCCCCTGGAAGTCGGGCAAGCAGACCATTCGATGCTCGCGCCAGCCTGGCACCTTATTGTGCGGGAACGGTATCACCGCACTGAACGCGGCCGGCGAGCCACCGATCAGCCCAGCAAAACACTTGGCGCCCTTGTGGAGGTCATGGGCTAAATAATGATGCGTGCGGAAGATGTCCCATGTCGCACGATCGACCCGGCAGATTTCCAGTTCGATCGCCGGCCGCCGAACCGACCCCCTTACGTCTTGCAGACGCACAAGTTGGCCAGGGGTGATGTCGATGATCCAGTCGGGCTCGAAGTACTCGACCGCGTCGCGGTGCACACACAACGCCACCAGCTGTCCGCCGCGCCGGCGAACCGCCTTGGCGGCCGCGGCCGCGGCGATCTGCCGCGCCTCGGCGTGCACCAGGCTGCCGAACTCGTCGATCACCGCCCGCTTGGGCCGCTCGGCCAACGTGCGGGCCAGGTCGACGCGAAACTTGCCGCCGTTGCTCAGCGCATGGTACGGCTTGAGCCAGTCGGGCGGGCTGCTGAAGCCCACGCTGGACAGGAAGCCGGTGATGTCGTCGATCGACGTCGCGGCGGGGAAGCCGTCGCCGATACATTGATCCTTCGGCCAGGGCCAGTCGCCCTGATTCACGAGTTCGCCGGGGAACAGTTCATTCGCGAGCGTCGATTTGCCCGCCATCGAGGGCCCGACGATCACGCCGACCGACCATTCCGCCGGCAGCTGCACGTCGACGTCCCACTCGATCAGGGACGTGCCTTTCGCGAGTTGCGGGTTCTTCTGGTCCGACCCCAAGTCGAACTTGCCGCAGAGCTGGTGGAAGATCGGCGTCTTCTTGACCGTGATTTCGCGGCGGATCGTCTGCTTCACTGCGTCAGCTCGCCATTTCGCAGAAACCCGTGGTAACTGCCGCACTGGATTGATCCGGCACCGGCCTCGCACGTCTTGCCGGCCTTGTCGACGGTGACCATCGGCGGCGTGCCGTGCCGCACCCAGCAGGCGTGTTCGTTGTCGTCCTTCAGCGTGCAGTTGCTGGCGCGGCTGTCGATAATCCACTCGCCGCCAGGCGTGACCACGCCCAACACTCGACCGTCAGGGCCGGCGTGAACCCATTGCCGCTGTTCGGCTGCTGCGAGGGCCCCGCCCTTGATTCGATCCTCCAGCCAGACGGCGTAGTACATCGCGCCGGGTCCGAAGTCGCCGACGTTTCCATGCTCTTCACCCGTGTCCGGGCGTCGCCATTTCAGGATGAGAAACCGCCCGTCGCCGCGATCTTTCATGCGCGCCTCGTCGGGGATCGGCTCAATCATGAAGCATTTGATGCTCATTGTTCATCTGTGGCAAAACTTCCTGACCTGTCTTCCGACCCATCGCCCAATGGCTGGCAGGTGCATCCCCACGCCGCCCAGCAGCATGCCCAGCACGATCGCCAGCGGCGGCTGGCGGTCCAGCAGCAGGATCAGGCGGTGCAGCATGCTCAGGTATCGTTGATGTCCTCGTCGATGCAGATCAGCACGTAGATCACGCCGATGGCCAGCAGCACCCAGAACATCATTAGTCGGCTCCGGTTGAAGTCGGTGCACGGCTGGGGCGGTCGTCGCCACGCATGGCGTCTTTCGCCTGGCGGATGTAACTCCGCCGCACGTCGTGGAATGCCGCCCGCTCGGCTTGATGCAGCGTTGCCGCGCTGGTCAATATGCGTGCATAGACGTCCTTGCACCGAAACCACGCCCGTTGCCACGGCCGCGGCAGGTCGCCAGGCATCCGAATCGGTCGGTCATTCGACATACAACTGCGGCGGTCATCTCTGGCGCGGCTGGCAGGCCGCGGAGGGCCATCGCTCCCGAGTGGTCATAGCAGCCGGAAGGTGCCGCAGGTTAAGCTGATTTCCGGACGCCAGCCGTCGGCAGGCGACGGCGGATTTCCGCGGCGAACCCCTTCAGGTTGTCGGCCATCTCCTCCAGGGCCTCCGCGGTCAATCGCTTCTGGCGATGATCGACAGCGTCGATCGCCTCGGTGCGCTTGTCGTGTGGCATGTCGAAGAAGATGCCGATGCGGTTGGAGAAGTGCTCCAAGTACGCGTCGATCGAGCTGATCGTGCGCTTGCTGCCGTTGTTCTGTTTGTACGCGTCCTTGTCGCCGGCGGCGGCGCGTTCCTTGACGACCAGCCGCTGCACGGCCACGAGGCTCATGCCTTCGGCCCCGGTGATCTTCCCGGTCAGTGCCAGCTGCCGGTCGTGCGGCAAGCCGGCGAGCGTCAGCGCGACGGAATAGGCCAGTCGCGGCGTGTCATCCTCGCCCTCGGCAACCAGCAGGGCGCGAACATCAGGGTGCAACTTGAGCAGGCTCAAATGCTGCGAAACCCAACACACCGACCGGCCGGCGATGCGGGCCATCTGCTCGTAGGTCTTCCCGGCCGCCTGCATGCGCGCCAGTCCCTCGGCGATTTCGACGCAGTCGTGATCCTGCTTGCCAAAATTGGCGGCGAAGCTGGCGACGAACGTCTCCTCTGCCGCGGTGTCGGGCCGCACTTCCGCGCGGAACGGCACGCCGGCGAGCTTGCAGGCCCGCAGCCGCCGTTCGCCATCGATCAGCTGGGCGTCGAAATCGGGATCGCCGTCGACCCGCGTGACGATGCCCGGCGACAGCTGCCCGGCCTCGAGGATCGAATCGGCCAGCTCGCGAATCCCCCGGAACCGCTTGCGTGGCTGGTCCGGCAGCGGCCGGACCCGCGCGGGGTCAAACTCCTGCATGTGCGTGCGGGCGGTGGGCATAGTCTGGATACTTCAGAGCGTGTCGTTTGCGTCCACGCATCGATAGGTTCGGCCGCAATGCTGGCAGGTGACCGTTTCCGGAATGGTGACCCAACCCTGACGAGGGTCGGCTCCCTCTTCCCGCATCTCGGCAGCTTCTTCAGGCGAAAACTCAGCGATCACAGCGCGGGCGAAACTGTCACGCCCGCACCCGTCGCAGGTCCATTCGAAGGCTTGCCGCAGTTCCGCGGCTTCTATATGGTCCTTTTCGCCAGCCATCACGTCACGTTCGGTGCGGTGAACTCCAGCCCGCGAAGCAGCCTGGCAAGGATCGCCGGGGCGGCGGCGTCGCCGGCGTTGTTCTTTTCCAGGGCGTCGAGCAGGTCGCGCTGCATCGGCTCAGTCAGGTTTTTAATGATGATGTTGAAAAGCGGGTTGTAGTTCTGTTCCTCGCCGACCGGTTCGACCGGCGGCTTCTTCGGGGCGAAGCCGTGGGCGAGCTCGAAATCGCCGTCGTCGAGGGCCTGCAGCTGCTTCTCGTCAAAGCCCAGACTTTCCAGCGTCACACCTTCCAGTTCGGCGGCGATCTGATCGCTTTGCCGCTGCAGTTCCTGCTGATCCCACTCCGCCAGCTCGGCGGTGCGGTTGTCCTGGATGGCCCAGGCCCGGGCCTTGGCGCCACGCAGATCCGTCCGCGTGCGGGCGATGTACTTCCAGCCCAGCGCCTTGGCGGTTTCCCAGGTGCAGTTGCCGGTGAGGATGACACCGTCGGCGTCGACCGTGATCGGCTTGAGCTGGCCATTCAGCCGCAGCGAGTCGGCCACCGCTTGGCGGTTCTTCTCGCCGTGCAGCCGGGCGTTGTGCGGGTCCGGCTTGAGCGAGTCGATCGGCACCGCCAGTGGGCGGAGATCGGCGGCAATGTAGGACAGGTCCGGCTGACCCTTGTCCTCCCCCGCGGGATTTTTCCGGCGCTTGGCCATGCTGCTCACGCGTGCATCGCGTCGCCGGGGCGGCCGGGGATGACGAGCTTCGACTGTTTCAGCAGCTTGTCCTTTTCGACCAGTTCGGCGCGCTTGGCTTTGCAGGCCTCGGCCCACTCGGCGGAGTTCATGGTCTCGCTGAAGCCCACGAAGTTCGGCTTGAAGTCGGCCGGCTCGATGTGCTCGCCGAGCGCGAAGCCGGCGGCGACGCGCTTGGCCTTGCCGGCGGCGTCCTTGCCGGGGAGTTCCATCACGCCGGTGGCGACCAACTGGCGGAAGATTGGCTTGCCGTCCTCGCCGGCGAACACGGCGTAGGCGGTCACCTGGATCGGGATCAGTGCGACGAGCATGAGGCCTCCTAAAAGTGGAGAGGGACTACTTCTTGGCCGGGGCTGAAGTGCCCGCGGCGTTGTTCGGTTCTTCAGCGACATCCAGCAGCTGCCCGCCGCGGAAGTAGTCGCGGTAGTAGAAGTCGTGCAGAGTCACCTGCTTGGCGACGGCCGGATACTTGGCGACGAACGCGTTGTACGCCGCGGCGGCGAGCCCTAGCCAATAGGCGTTATCTTCGACGCTCTCGCGGGCGACGTCTTGGAAGTCCTGGCCGTTCTCGGCGTGGAACCGCCGCAGCGATGTCTGGCCCGTCTGCAGGCGGAGAGCGCCGGCCTGGGCGTCGTGCATCGGCTGGATGTATTTCCAGCCCGGGAAGTTCCACTGGTGGCGGAAGATCGCCACGCCGAGCTTCTTGTACGCCACCTGCAGCCGTGTGTCCTCGGCGATCGCATGCATGACGCGCCACCGCCAGGTCGGCGAGTAGTACTGGGCGCCGCGGCGCTGCTGGTTGCGCTGGAATCCGATCTTGGCCTGTTCCCACGCCACCCGAAGGCTGCTGAAGGAGCCGTCCGACGGGTCGAGCAGCGCCATGAACAGCGGCACGCCTACCTGGATGCCGACGAGGCACAGCAGGTGCCGGGCGTGCGGCAGGTAATTCTCGCCGGGGATGTTCGGCGTCGGCACCTTCAGGCTGACGCCGGGCGGCGGGCGGAAAAACTGCCCTGGCGAGATGCCTTCGCGGATGGCGGACTCGAAGTTTTCGAGGATGTCCTCGGACCGCTCGCCGGTCCGCATGTCGGCGCCGGCGGCCGGAGGGGTATTCGGGTCGGTCTCCCAGCTGTAGACCGCGCAGGCGGCGATCTGCTGCTTGATGCTGGTGGCGAAGGTGGTGTCTTCCACCTGGGTGAGCAAATCCACCACGCCGCGGAACCAGCTGACGCCGCGCGTCTGGCTGAGCCGGTGCGGCTTGAACACGTGGTTCACCTGCGGGTTGCCGTCGCCGTCGTAGGCGGCGATCGGCGGCGCATCCCGCACCAGGCGGATCTGCTGCAGCGGGTCGATGCCCTCGCGGGTGAAGTAGTAGTTCAACCGCCGGCGGCGGCTGTCTAGCTCGATGCCGTGGACGATGTTCCGCTTGCTGTTGCTCGGCGTGCGGCAGCGGTGGGCTTCCACCTCCTGCAGCGACCCGTCATTGAGCGGCAGGGAGAAGACGTCGCCGTCGACCATCTCGGCCCGGCAGATGGACCATTCTTTCTCGGGAAACGTCTGCACGCCCGCGGCGTCGCAGCGGTCCTTGTCCTGGGCCCAGTTCCACCAGTTCTCCAGGAGGATCTTGTCGGTCTCCGGGTCGCCGGTCTGCGGCTCGGGGGTGGCCCCGCCCTGCACTTGGTTGTCGGCGGCGCGGTCGGCGAGCACGCCGAGGATCGAATCATCCCGATCGGCGGCGCGGATGTACTCGCGGAAGCGGACAAACGACGACTCGTCGGCGTAGTGGGCATCGGCCGACGTGCCGGTCGATCCGACGCCGGGCCGGCGGCGGCGGAAGCGGCTGTCGACCATGCCCTGGTAAGAGGCCTTGGCCGCACCGAAGGATTCGATGGCGGAGTAGGAGCGGCGCATGGTCGAGGTTTCAGCAGCGGAAGTTTTCGAGGCTGGCGCGGACGATCCGGCTCGACGGGGCGCCGTTGGCCGAGGTGCCGCTGGTCTCGCCGCCGTTGGCGTTTAGCCAGGTCTGGGCGTCTTCCTGCTGCTTCTGCAGGGCCTTGATGTCGAACTGCATCGCCCCTTCGCGGTTTGAGCTCATCGCCGGCGTGAGCAGGATCAGCTTAGCGCAGGCGCGGATGAACGTGGTGCACTGGGCCGCCGACGTAAACGGCGGCGCGTTGTCCAGGTAGTCCTGCGTCGCGGCATCGAGCTGTTCGGCGGCGGTGGGCACGACGAGTTACTCCCCCGCCACGGATTTCGCCACCTGGTCGAGCAGCCAGCCGTAGACGTCGCCGGCGCGGCGGGCGTGAACGCCCTGTTGCTGGAGGATCGCCTGCAGCTTGGCGTGGATCTCGGCCTGTGCGGGCGTGAGGCGGCATTCCAGGATGCGGGTGCGGACCTTCACGGCAGGCGGGCGGGTCGCCAGTTCGCGGAAGACGGTCTCGATCGTCACCGGGCCGACCGGCTCGGACTGATCATCGGTTTCGGCAGCCGGGGCATCCTTCAGGTCTTCGTCGGCGAGGCCCAGGTTGTCGGCGGCCTTGTTCAACAGTGCGTCGCCGTGCTGGAAGGCAGCCGACGCGTCGTCCGCTGGGGCGGGCGTCGTTTCGGGACTTGGCGCGGGGGCGGCGGGCGTGGTGGACGCCATCGCGGCCGCTAGCTCCGCTTTGTTCTTGGCATCGGCGGCGTCGATCGCCTCCTGCAGGGTCTTGAGCTTGTTCGCCTGGCTGCGGATTCGGCTATCGGCACTGCGCTCCTCGGGCGTCATCACGGCCCATTCCGCCAGCGTCCTGCCGAACATCTTGGTGTCGAGGGGGTTGCTCATGCGTTTCTCCATAAAAACAGGATTTATCGTCCGCTGATCCACGGCCGGCCGTCAGGCTTCCGGTAGCCGCCGCCGGTGGGCCGGTCGGTCTTGTCGCGGGCCCGCGCCGCAGACTTCTGCACGGTTTCGCGGGTGGGCAGCAACCGGGCGTTGAAGTAGTCGGCCAGGAAGAACAGGCCGACGAGCTGGTCGAGGCCGTGATTCGGGCGGCCGTCGACCTTGGGCTCCCAGGTCCAGCGGCCTTTGGTCTTTTTCTTGCCCTTGCGGAAGACGTAGTGCTCGCTGGTGAGCTCCTCGAGGTAGCCTTGCTTGCACTCGCGGTGCAGGTGGAGCGTGCCGGGCCCGCCGGGCGGCTTCTCGAACGTCGTGTGGATCTTTTCCTTGTAGAAGCCGGTGTTCAGGTGGAACAGCTTCACGCCGACCGGGTTTTTCTTGCCGCTGGGGTAGTACTCGACCCGCGCCGGCTCGAACTTGTCGTTTCGCGTCTCCCATCCCTTGGTCAGGAACACCTCGGCGGGCCGCGCGCGATGGCGTTCATACACCATCGACGTCTTGTAGCCGGTGTCGTAGCCGACGGCCCGGCAGGCGAGTGTCTGCGTCTCGTCGTCGGCGTACGGCCAGGCTGTTTCGAACGCGAGCTCCTCGAAGGCTTCGAAGCTGTCGCATGTGCCAGTCTTGATCACCCAGCCTTCTTCGCCGGGCCCGAAGGCGGCGAAGGTGTAGCGGATCATCGGGTAACCCTGCACGTCGGCGTAGCCGAGCAGCAGCGTGGCCTTGGCTGGAACGACATCGGGGGGCGGGCCGATCTCGACGTGCTTCTGCAGTTCGGTCGGCTCGGCGGACTGCGTGGCTTCTTTCCACGGGAGGGCCTTCCAGCTGTTGTGGAAGACGCGGAAGTCCTTCGGGTTGTCCTTGGTGGCGAAGAACTTGGCCAGGAACTGGCTGACAGTTCGCCAAGGGCTGACCGTCGCGTCGACCCAGTAGCCGCGGTTGCGGGTGATCGGCTTCTCGCCGACGATCGGCGGCACGAACCGGTCCTTGTGCGGGATCCGGAAGTGCGCGGCGGCAACTTCCTGCGCGTCGTCGACGTTCAGCCGGCCGGCGATCGTCTGGCAGGCCGGCACCCAGATGCCGCGCTGGGTCATCCACAGCTTGTCCCCGTCGGCGACGAGGCCGCCGCAGTCGGGGTGCTCGCACCGGAGGCGGGCCAGCTGCAGGTTCTCGATCAGGTCCGGGTTGCGTTCGTCCTCGTGCCCGGGGATGAGCCGGATCAGGTCGAACCGCGGCACCTGGTAGACGCCGCAGAACGGACACGGGCACCAGTAACGGCGGCGGTC